TGGTCAGGAACTTTAAGACCTTTTACAGGTCCAGAAGTTTTAGGCCAGTTATTAACTAACTGTATATATATTTCTTCTCTTACTACCTTACGTATCTCTTCTATCTGGGCATCCTGTCTCTTCTGTGGACCACCCTGCATCTTATCGATCTGGTGATTACCACCCACTACTGCACCAGTTCCTACAACTGCCACTGCTGTAACTGTACTAGCTGTCTTCTGTAAGTCCATTAGATTAACTCCTCTAATTTAAAAAGACTAATCAAGTTCAAATCTGCATCATCCATAGCATCATCTGCTTCTGTTCCC